GAGGAGGTGCTTTCCGCATCCGCAGAACTCTTCTCCGGCGTTGACGTGTGCGCCTATGAGCTCACCGCGGACTTCTTCAGCCACCTGCCCATCCCGAACGTAACCGCGATGGAGGAGGTAAAGAGGTATCTCACGGCCCGCAAGGTCGGGTGGATCGAAAAGGCCTGGTATGAGACGGGGATCGGCATCAAGGGGATCATTCGGTTTGTTCCGGAGCATGCCTGGTTGCCGCGCACTCTGTCCCAGGGCATGCAATCCGGGAACCAAGACGTGTTGGGGCTCAGTATCGACGCCAGGGTCCGAGGCGTCGAAGTGTACATCGACGACTGGGCGGTGATTTGGGTGGTGAAAATTGTGGGAGCCAGCTCCGTGGATGTGGTGACGCGCCCGGCGGCCGGCGGAAAATTCTTGAGGGCCGTTGCCGGCCTGTACGAAGAGGAGAAACTCATGGATAGGGACAAGCTTATCAAACTGATTCAAGAGGTAAGGCCGGGCCTGCTCGACGGCAAGGACCCCACGCAGCTCGGGGACGATGAAATCCTGGCCGCGGCTCGCCAGGCGATGGAACCCCAAAAGGCGAACGAAAAGGATCCGGGGTCCAATGCCGGGAACGCTGGAGACGGAGACCCGAACCGGGCCGCCCAGGGGCTCACCATCGACCAGATTCGAGAGGAAATCGCGAAGGCGGCCCTGGAGTCCGAACAGCGGGCGGCCTGCGGGCAGATGCTCCGGGATGTTCTGGAATCGAGCGGGCTGCCGGAAATGACGGTCGCAAGAATCCGCACGAATTTTACCGGCAGAAATTTCACCAGGGACGAACTGGACGCCGCCGTCAAGACCGAGCGTGAATACCTGGCGGCCATGTCCGTTCCGGAATCCATGTTCCAGGTACCCAGCCAGGTGCGAGTGAGCGGCGGGATCGGCCAGAGGCAAAAGATCGAAATGGCCGTGGACTCGGTATTCGGACTGACCCCCGAGCACATCAAGACCCTGTCGGGACTGCGCCGCCTGGATGGCAAGCCGGTCTTCGGAGATTTGCGCGCCGCCCAGGACTACGATGCCATTCGCAACATCCCCATGCCGTGCGGTATTCGAGAGCTCTATCTCATGCTCACGGGCGACACTGAAATCAGGGGGATGTTCGACCGCCAGGGTCTTCCGGCGGATTTGCGAGCGGCCCAGGACATCACCAGCGGGACCTTCTCCTTTATCCTGGGGAATACCCTGTCCCGGCGCCTGGTGGTCGATTATCTCGCGGCCAACTATCGGGAGGATTTGCTCGTCTCGATCCGAAAGCCGGTTCGGGATTTCCGCACCCAGGAAGCCGTCATGGTCGGATATTTCGGGGACATCGCCACGGTGGACCCGGAAGCTGCGGATTACCAGGAAATTGCGGCAGTGACCGACGAGGAATCCACCTATGCCATTCTCCAGAAGGGCAATATTCTCACGATCACCCGCAAGACGATCATCAACGATGACATGACCCTTGTGCAGCGCCTGGTCAGTCGCCTTGGAAGAGCGGCTCGCAGAACTCATGCCAAGTACGTCTGGTCGTTTTTTGTCAATAACGCGAATTGCTCGGACGGAACCGCCTGGTTCACCAATCCCCACGGAAACCTGGGGGCCGCCGCCCTGTCCTTTGCCACCGCCATTACCGCTTATCAGGCCCTGGCCAAAATGACCGAGAAGGACTCCGGAGAAATCATCGGGCTCCTGGACGACCCGAACACCCGGCCGACCTTGGTATACCCGGTTGATCTCATGCCCACCGGGGAATCCATCGTCAATGATGAATTCTACTACAGCGCAAACGACCTCACCACGAAGACCCGTAACCCGCTTCGAGGCAAGCTTTCCGGCTTCATGGCGTCCTTTTTGAGCGACGCCAACGACTGGGGGATGATCCTGCCATCATCGGTGGTGGACATCGTCGAGATGGGCTACCTGAACGGGCGGCAGGAACCCGAAATGTTCCTGGCCGATTCTCCCCAGGCCGAGCAGGTCTTTGTGGCGGACAAGATCCGGTACAAGATCCGGCACGAATACGCCGGGGCATTGATCGACTACCGGAGCGGCTATAAGGCCATCGTCGGGTAACGCGAATCGAAGAAAGGAGTTTCAAATGATCGCACGCATGGGGAATAAATGCAAAACGGTCCTGGCGACGGTGGCGGCTGCCGTCATCTTCCTGGTCGCCGGGTCTGTCTGTGACGCAGCCTACAACATCAAGAAGACGCTATTTCGGGTCTCGGCGGTCGCTGGAGAGACCCTCACTTCCGGAGATGTCGTCTGCATTAAGGACGCCGACGGGAAGGCGTACAAGGCGGATGCCAACGATGCGGCCCTTCGCCCGGCAATGGGGGTGATCGGGCGCGGCGGGGCTTCCGGGACCTATGTCGAAATCATCGTCATAGGCATCATGACCGGGTGGTCCGGACTGTCCGAGGGGGCCAACGGGTACCTGTCGGAGACGGCAGGGGCCGTGACTCAATCGGCGCCGACCTATTCGCAGCCGGTGGCGGTCGCCTTGAACACGACGGATTACCTGTTCAATTTCCGGAACTACTTCGACACAAGCGCCGTCCAGGCCCTGGGCGTGCTCAGCGGAGCCTCTCCCATCGTCCTCGAGGGGGCCACGGCGAACGACTTTGAAACCACCATCGCCGTCACCGATCCGACAGCAGACCGCACGGTGACGATCCCGGACGCCTCCGGGACCGCGATGCTTTCGACCCTGGCCACCAATGCTCCCGATGCCGCCAACGCGGTTACTGGGGCATCCAACGGACTGGTTTTCGAGGGCGCCACGGCGAACGACTTTGAAACCACCATCACGGCGACCGATCCGACGGCGGACCGCACGGTGACGATCCCGGACAAGAACGTGACCCTGGAAAGCGCGATCAAGACCGTCACGGCCGATGCGAACGGAAAGACGATCGGGGCCGCGGAGACCGGGGACGTGCAGTCCTGCGGAGGTGCCGGGGTATGGAACCTTCCGGAGGCGAGCACATGCGTGGGCTGCATTTTCCATTTCGTCGTTACCGCGGCACAGAATGTCGACGTCAATCCGGACGATGGGGACCAAATCATTGGGCTCACCAACGCCGCCGGGGACGCGGTGCGGTGTGCCGCCATCGGCGGGACCCTCAGCCTGCTGGTCGTGGATAACACGAATATTGCCGCATTTGCGTCCTACTGCCCCGGAGGAGCCTGGGCCGATATCAACTAGCCTCCAAGCAATGGCGACACCGTAGGGGGCGACCGTCCGGTCGCCCCTCAAAGCAAAAACGGCGCCGCCCTCGGAGACCGCGATGATTCTGGAAGAATATCTCCTCGAAGTGGCAAAGCTGGTGCCGGGGGAAGCTCTCCCCTTGGGCCAGACCGAAATCATCAAGGCGGTATACAAGGCGCTCTCGGTCCATTCGAGGATCAGGCCGCGAATCGTCGTCGAGGATATTGCTGGTACCGGGTCGTTCGATTACGCCACAGCCTCTCTATCGAGTTGGGATGTCCAATTCAGCCGAATTATCCAGGTCGAATACCCGGTGGATGATACGTCGGAAACCCCGAACATTCTCGAAGACGATGAGTGGAATCTCTACGAAAAGCCGTCCGGGAGCTGCCTGCGGTTTGTA